GATTGTGGCATCGCGGCGCTCACCGCCTTAGGCGGGTTTCGGTCAAAGGCGTTCGAGAACTGGCGCGAAGGCAAGCGTCTCCGCGACGAAACCGATCTAGTCACCCGGTCTGCCACAAAGGTCGACCCGGAAGGTCACCTCAAATGACCAAACTTAAAGTGTTACTACTCGACGACAATCCGGAGGACGCCTTTCTTGTAACGAGGGAAGTTGAGGAAGTGGCTGTCGTGGAGGTCGCACGAACGAGGAAGGATTTCGAGGAAAAGGTGCAGCAGAAATGGGACGTGATACTCGCGGACTTGGCGCTGCCAGGGTTCGATGGAACCGAAGGTATTCGTATCTCGAAAGCCCACCAACGATTGACTCCAGTCATTATTGTGACTGGCTCGGTCGACGCACGGGAGGCTGACCGGGCGTGTGACTCGGGCGCTGCCCGGTTTTTTATCAAAGGGCATCTCGAAGGTTTGTCGAGGGCGTTGAAAGACGTCCACGAAAAAGCCCTGCTTGAAGAACAGGTAATTCGTGACAACCGTTTGGAGATTCTGGGCCACACGACGCTGGGATTTACGCATGACCTCAACAACCTGTTGCAAGTTTTCCTCGGTGGGCCGGAAATCCTCCGCAAGTTAGTTCTAGACGAATTGCACAACATCCCCGAATCCATCGCTCGGGTGCTCGACGCGATGGAATCTACTGGTCGTCGGGGTGCGGAAATGAGCAAACAGATTGCAACCTTCATTCGTGGCAGCAACGGATCGTCGTTGCGGGTTGTGTCTGTCGCGTGGATGCTGACCGAGCTGGGTAAGCTGCTTAGGGATTCGTTCCCTAAAAACATCGAGATGCACTTTACCACATTGCACGGGACGTCGGCTGTGAAGTGCGATGCAACGCAGATCATACAACTGTTGCTCAACCTCTGTGTCAATGCCCGCGACGTTATGCCCAACGGTGGGAAGTTGGACGTAATGGCACAAAATGTGGGCAAAAACGTGATGATCCGGGTCCACGACAACGGGCCGGGCATAGCCGAGAACGTTCTGCCGCATATCTTCGAGCCGTTTTTTACCACGAAACCCGTGTCCAAGGGAACCGGCCTAGGGTTGTCGATGGCTGCAAAAATCGCCACGGATCATGGCGGAGAACTTCGCGTCTCGACAAGTCCAGAAGGCACCAGTTTTTATCTCTATCTCCCCGTGGCGAAAGAAGAAACCCGACAGGAGGCGATAACGCGTATGGAAGAATTTTCCGGTTCCGGCCAAACGATTCTCATTATCGACGACGAGGCTTCGATGCGAATGTTGTTGGAGATGCTCGTCGTCGACGCGGGCTACGCCGCGCTGTTAGCCGCCAACGGCATGGAGGCGTTGTCGTTTTTTCGCTCGAACGCCACGATCTCGGCTGTCCTAACCGACGTTGGCATGGCCGTGATGAGCGGACAGCAGATTCTGGAAGCCCTGCGTGCGCAGAACTACGACGTCCCGGTCGTTTTCATGACCGGCACGGCCGATCTGGAAGCGTTTGACCCGAAACCAAATGCCGTCTTGAAGAAACCGTTCACGCGACAGTCATTATTGGAAACGTTAGCGAATGTATTGGTGAAAAAATGAAAAAACTACAACTGATTGGATTGGTAATCGTCATGGCGACCGCTGTGGCGTGTCAGACACTCTACACGGGCGTGACGACGTTGACGGACGTTGTTGAATCGGCATCAAAAGAGTATGCCCGCCTCTACAACGACGGGCTGGTGCCGGCGGACGTCGCGGCTAGGGCGGCGGCAGCACATACCAGTTATCAGGTTGCGGCTGGTTTGGCGCACGACGCTCTAGTCGCTACCAAGGCTGGTCAGACGGCAGACGTCCCCGCCGCGATTGAGGCCGCTCGGACCGCGGCCAAGGCCTTCATCAACGTTTTGGTGCCGCTTCTCTCAAAGTCCAAAGCGGCCAGCCTTCAATCGTCCGTAGCGAAAGCGAGCAACCTATGAGTGATCTACTACTAGCGTCGATACTTAACGCGGTGGCGAACATCGGGTTTGACGCTGTCATCGCGTTTTTGGAAAATCGTGGCACGACGATTGATGACGCTATCGCCGCGTTGAAGAAAGCGAAGGAAAAGTCTCTCGCGGATTACATCTCCGAAGACGCGAAGCGACGTGCCGCTGGCCCGTTGGGTTCTTAAAAAGAACCGGACCTTATGGACCCGATCATCCAGAAACAACTTAGCAAAGAAGAGTTGACGCCGTTCAACGCCGCGATGTTGAAACATTGCAAGGAACTCGTCAACTGGTCGCGGAAAACGATGGGTCGACGGTATGGAGAGTGGGATCGTTATAACGATATCTACCGCGGCGCTCGGACGCCGGACAAACAGGACCAGAAAGCGAAGGAACGGGGCGAACCGACGAAGATGATCGTCCCGCTGACGTTCGCGCAGGTCCAAACGTTCATCGCGTTCTGTTTCGCAGCCTATTACCAACGCGAGCATCTGTTCGAACTGCTCGGTAAGGGTCGCGAAGATCATGTCCCGGCCAAGATCGCTGAGGCGTTGTTGGCGCGCGATCTGGACTACAATGTTTTCGACGCTCGTCTGTATCAACTGCTCCTCGACATCGGCCGGTTCGGCCTGGGTATCGTGAAGCATGGCTGGATTCACGAAATGCAAAAAATGCCGCAGGTCGTCCAAGACCCCGGCATGAAGTTGTTCGGGATGCAGGTCCGGAAACCGACAGAGTCGATACAGGTGATGGACGTGACGAAGTTCCTGGGGAACAAGATTACGAACGTTTCGCCATACCGATTCTATCCCGACGTCCGGCTGCCGCTTTGCCGGTTCCAAGAGGGGGAGTTTTGCGCCTCGGAGGACGAGATTGCGTTGACCCGACTGTACCAGATGCAAGCACAGGGTGACGTAGCGGGTATCGAGTTCGTCAAGCCAATGAACAACAAGGCTTTGGAGGATCGTGGGACCAGCCGGTTGTCGTTCACGGACGTTACCGACGAGAAGGGAACGTCGATGTCAATGGCTGCAGCGAAATCGCCCGGTGTGACACTTCTAACCGAGTGCCAGGTGTCGATCATCCCGTCGAAGTTTAAGGTCGAGGACAAGCCGCTTGGGAAAGAGACCTATCCGGTCAAATACAATGTGTGGTATGCCAACGATCAGCGGGTCGTCAAGTGCGAACCGCTCGGCTACCTACACAACCAGTTTACGTACGACTTGGGAGAGTTCTCGCCAGATATGCACAACCTTGTCAATGCAGGTTTGGCTGAGACAATCGACCAATTGCAGGCCGTCATTACGTGGTTGATCAATTCGCACGTGACGAGCGTTCGTAAGACTATTGACAACCGGCTGGTCGTCGACCCAAGTGGTGTTCGGATGGAGGACATCGTCAATCGTGCTCCGGTCATCCGACTAAAAGAAGGTTCGGCCAGGACGGGCGTGGAACGATGGATACATCAGCTTGAGGTGCGGGACGTTACGCAGAACCACATAGCAGATGCCGCAGAACTGCAGAAGTTGGTCCAGATTGTTACGGGAATTAACGATAATGCACTGGGCCAGTTTCACACGGGGCGGAGGTCGGCTACGGAGGCGCGGAATGTCAACTCCGCTACGGCCAGCCGGTTGAAAATGTCCGCGCAGTTGATCTTCAAGACCACGCTTCAACCCCTCGGTGAGAAGATGATTTCCAACTTGCGCGACGGCCTCGACGAGGAGACGTATGTTCGCGTGATCGGAGACACAGCCGGGATGCAAGACTTCCAGGCGTTCAAAAAGGTGTCCAAGCGTGATCTGGTTGGCGACTATGACTTCGAGGTGTTTGATGGGACGCTGCCTAGTGAACGCGGTTTGCAGGCACAAGGGCTACAAGAGCTGTTGATTGCGCTGTTGTCGAATCCCACCACGATCCTGCTGCTCGGGTTTGATCCACAGATCATCGCCCGTGAGATTTTGGAACTTCGTAACGTCCGCCATCCGGAGCGATTCTTGGCCACTCCGGAAGTGCTCCAACAACTGATCGCCAAGATCACCCTAATGGAAAACGCACCCAATGAACAATCCCCCGCAGCGAACGGAAAAGTTTCTGGAAATGGCAACGGCCGACCAGCTCAGAGTCCTCTTGGAGTGGACCCGGCATCCCTGTTACAGCTACTTGGTGCAGGGGGACCTAGTGGAGGTGGCCAGCCAAACGGTGGACCTAATCGTTGACCAATCGCCGAGTGATGTTCGGCGGATCGTATTGCGCGAACAGTTGATTGGCGAGGTTCGCGGCCTGAGACACCTAGAGCGTCGGGTCAAAGAAGCCATAGAAACGTTGCAAGAAAAATTGCAACACGAACAACAAAACCAAAATGAGTCAGGAAAACCAGAACAACCAAGCGGGGCAGACTAGTGGTGCCGCTGCGGGTGGTCAGGGCGCCGCTCAACAGGGCGGAGCCGGAGAAACGAACCAACAAGCCGGTCAGCAGGGACAACAACCCGCTGCGAGTGCGGGGACCCAGACTGCGCCTCCGGCAGCCGGGCTGTCGCCGGATCAAATTCAGGCGCTTGTCAAAACGGCCGTTGGTGAGGTTGCACAACAACACGCACCGCAGGAAGCGCCCGAAGTCACAATGGCCAAGTTCGAGAAGGCGTTTAATGTTCACAAATTTGACCGTGAGAAGATGATGCAGCGTCTTGGCTATAGTGAGGAACAGATTGATTCGGTGATGCCATTTTTCGACGAATTGCGCGACGGCCTTGTGCGGCAGGCGGTAACGATGTCGAACTACCAGATCAGCCTCATGCGGGACGAACTCACCAAAATGTTCCAGCCCGCGCTCACAGCCGCTCAACAACAGATGGAGACTCAGCTTCGTGCTGAGTTCATGGAAAAACACAAAGATTTGACGGGATATGAACCTCTTCTGGAGGAAATCAAAAACCGTCTGGTGGCGGAAAAGCGACAGTTCAAGTCGAAAGAAGAACTTTTCACCACTATAGCCACCGAAGCGAAGACGATCATTGACAAAGTGTTGAAAACCGGCGGTGCGGCCGGCAATGGATCGGGGAACGGAAGTGGCACATCGCAACAACAACAGCAGTCATCGCATAGAATGTCCACGGTCTCGGCCGGAGGGCAAGGCGGTGCAGGAGCGGCTTCGACGACGTCGGGCGATAAGCCCGGCTGGTTGAAAGCCCTCGAATAACCAAAAAAGCACAGTATGGCAGCTATACTAGGACTGATCGGGACAGAAGACTATGCGGCAAATCGGTTCAAGAACCCAAGGCGCAAAGTTTTCTACGACTACCCCAACGGCTCAGCGCCGTTGACGGGACTCTTGTCCCTTATGGACGAGGAAGATTCGGACGATCCGGAGTTCTCGTGGTTCGAAAAGCGGAAGAAACAGCAGAGGACGGATACTGCTTCACAGGGTTCGTCGAAGGGGCCCGTTTTGGACGCAGCCGCTGCGGACGCGGGCGACCCAGTCACGTTGACCGCGGGCACGCTGTATCATCTGGTCGTCGCGTCGAACGAGGAATTCCGCGTGGGTCACATCTTCCGCGCGATCCTGACGACGACGGGCGGCACGGTGAACGTCGAAGTTCAAGGCCGAGTGACGGACATCGTCTCGACGAACAAGATCAAATTCACGCCGCTGGCAACGGTGGCGGGAATTGACAACGGCACAACGAATGAGAACGTAACGAAAGAGGTTCTCATTATCGGTTCGGCATACGCACAGGGTGCCGCCGGGTCAAGCGAAGCGGTCTACTACGAGCCGATTGAGCCAATCAACTATTGCCAAATCTTCCGGTCGGAATTCTCGATCACCGGAACGGCGTTGAAGACGAGTGCACGTTACGATGAGACTGGTCCCTACAAGGACAAGTCGAAGGAAGCGTCGCTCAACCACATGGTCGAGATGGAGCGGGCGTTTATGTTCGGCATTCGGTCGAAGTCGATCGACGCGACGACCAATTTGCCGACCTACACCACCGGCGGCGTGCTGTGGCACCTCGCGCAATGGGAAGCGGCCAACAGCGCCTATCGAGGCGGTAGCGGTGCGGCAGCGGTCACAGCGGATACGGACGATCTCAAGCGTATCATCGAGAACAGCGCTGGCACGCTGAACGAAAAAGCCTACGACGGTTATCTGGAACGTGTGTTCCGGACGACCAACAACCGGGCCAACGAGAAACTGGTGCTTTGTGGCAATCAGTTTCTGATGGTGGTGAATCAGCTGTATCGGTCGAAGTCCGTGCTGAACGCATCGTTGCCAATGACCGAGACGTACGGCATGAACGTCGTGCGGCACACGACCCCGTTCGGGACGATCTATTACAAGACGCACCCGTTGTACAACGAGAACGCGGGGCTGAGGGCGTCGGCGTTGTTCTTGGACGTACCAAATTTGAAGTACCGCTACGTCCAGGGCCGCGACACGGACCTGCTGAAAAACCGGCAGAACAACAACGAAGACCTCCGACGTGATGAGTGGCTCGGTGAGTGCGGGACCGAAATCCGGTTCCCCGAGTCGCACATGTTCATCAAGAACGTCCTCGACTACGCCCCCTAATCTATGGCTAACCTTGCATCGAGCGCGGTTACAATAAACCGCGCGTGGTCGGAAGGTGGAACGACTGGGAAGGAGCTGTCTGCGAGACTTGTCACGCTGGTCCTTACCGGACAGGGTGGCGGGACGAACAAGATTCTGGCTTCGGTTCTTAGTCTCACAAAGATCGAGCAAGCCTCGACTTTTATTGATTCGACGAGTGACATTGTGATTCCCGCAACGCCCTCGTACGATGGATCATATCTGGTCTTGAACAATCTTGCTCAAGGCACGGACGCGGATCGAACGGACGCGGCGGACATTACCGGAACAATTCGTGGCGTCGTGAAAGGATACGTATAGTCTATGGCAAACCTCACATCAACAGACGTAACCGTTATCGAAGACACAATCGAGACGGGACAGTCGACCGGTCGCAGGCGCGTAACGCGCAAGACGACTAAGGGTCGATACACGCTTGTCCTTGGCGGACAAGGAACAACGACGAACACGATCCCGGCGAGTGCGTTGGGCCTCACGCGGATTACTAATTGTAGTTCGTTCATCAAAAGCGACAATACGGTTATCGTCCCGGCCACGCCTAGCGCGGATGGGTCGCTGATTCTCTTGTGCGCGGTGACGAATTCAACTGACGGTTCGCGTGCAGCGCCGGCGGACTTCACCGGGACATTCACCGGGTATGTGGAAGGGGTTGTCTAATGGCCCTTGCATTCACAGTTCAAGATTCGTGGACCGAAGGCGGGACTGCGGGGAAGCGTCGAATTGTGAAGCGAGTCAGAATCACCGGTTCGGGGACTGGCTTCACATCGTTCACGGCAGTCCAGTTTGGTTTGCGGAAGGTCGAAGAAAGCAGTCACATTCTTAGCGACCAGTCAGGCGAAACGGGACAGATATACCTCACGACGCCATCGGCTGATGGGTCGTTAGTGTACATCAACGATGCCAGCTCGCCGACGGTTGATGGTGGCTTGCCGGTAGCGGCGGCGTTTACCGTCAACCTCTCCACGGGCGGGTGGTACATCACGGTGAAGGGATACTGAAACAACAAAAGCGAAAGGACAGACAAAATGAGTAACTACAGGAAGAAAAACCTCCGCGACATGACGATCATGCCCGGACAGGGAAAAGACGCCAAGGAGTCTAGCCAGTTGACCGGACTGGCTCACAAAACCCAGGCGTTTCAGGCGAAGAACGAGACGACGGAGTATGAGACCGGCTCGACGGAGAAGGGTTCCCTCGGCGGTATGAATACGAACAGCTAAGGTTTGGTTCTTAAAAAGAACCCAACTTCGGGGGTTGCGCATCCGAGTGAAAAACACGCAATAACTTTCTTATGGCCTTGACTTTCTTGCAGATGCAGAACGAAGTGGCGGCCTACGCCAACAGAGCAAATGCTTCGTTCGTGATCGGTAGCGTCGACATCCTCAAACGCGCGATCAACAAAGCGCGAAAGTGGGCCGAGTCGCGGCACAACTTCGAGCTATCAAAGGTATCGGTCCGGATACCGTCTGTGTCGCTTACTACTGGTGGGGCGCTCTCGACTGCGGTTGACAACGTTGACGGCACGACGCCGGTTAATGTGAAATTAGTCGAGCGCGCCTTTTTAGCGTCGCCGACCGGCGAGACGTTTCCGGTCGAGCTGGTCTCGCGGAATTACCATGTTCGCCGTCTCCAGCGCCGGTTCGAGAACGTCATGACGACCGCCGAAATGACGCCGGCACGCTCTACTGTTTTGTTCCAGGGATTCTCAATCGTTCAACAAGGAGGAACAATATATGTCACACCGCCCAATTCAGCGCAGTTTGCGGGTCTCACGACTATTCCAGTTTACCTTGACGTGGTCCGATGGCGGCCAGACTACAGTGCTGATGCCGATACGGATTTCTTCCTTGACCACTGCGTGGAGTTTATCCTCTACCGATCCCTTTATCAACTCAACTTACACCTTAAGGAGGATCAACGCATCCCGATATCGAAAGACGCGTTGGCAGACGCTTGGGACACTGTGATACAATGGGACACTTCGCTGATTGACGGGATGGCGGACGACGTGACACTAGACTAAGGACAACTTATGGCTGATTACCCACTTATAACGCTGCTCTCGCAGCTCGACGCGTCTACGCCGGCCGGGAGTGAGACTCCGGCAAAGATCGACGATGCCATCCGCCAGGTTAAGGATTTTCTCAGAACGTATCTCGCGGTCGCCCACGACGATGTGGGGGCATTGAAGACTGGGGCGACAACTGCTTCGTCATTGCCGGCTGGTAGTGTTACCTACGCCAAAATTCAAAACGTGTCGGTTACGGATCGAGTTCTTGGACGGTCGACGGCCGGAGCAGGGGTGGTTGAGGAGATTCCTTGCACGGCCGCTGGCCGGGCGATTATCGACGATGTCGATGCGGCCGCCCAGCGCACAACGCTGGGCCTCGGCGCAATGGCGTTGAAGGCGACCGTGGCCACGGCGGATATTGACAACGGTGCGATCACGACTGCGAAGATCGGGGCGTTGCAGGTGACGGCGACTGAACTAGCGGCCAATTCGGTTGTCGCCGCTAAGATCGCCACAAACGCTGTCGAGCCGACGAAGATATCGAACGTCGGCGATGCCAAGATTATTGCTGGTGATGGAACGGCGGCTGCGGCACTGACGGTCGCAGGTGCCCTGACTGCGACGAGAAGTGGCACCAATTTGGTGTTCGCCCTCACCGGCGGTTCGACGGCGGGATTCTCGGCACAATACGCGTTGTTGGAGGAACGGCTGGCGAACGGCTCCGATGCCGGTGCGAGCGTAGGCGCTGCGTATACCGCTCGGGCTTTGACGGAACAGTCCGACGCCGGCGACCTGATCGGCACGAGTGGGGCGTCAATCACGTTCAAGAAAAGCGGCACGTATTTGATTCATGCGTCAGCGCCGGCCTACTCTGTTGGGTTGCATCGGATCAAGTTGCGGCAAATCTCCGGCACACCGGGCGATCTAGCCCTTGGCACTAGCGAATCGGCACCACCGGGAGTGACGACGCGATCCCATCTGTTGATTATGGTTACGTTCGCGTCCGACAACACGGTTGTCCAGCTTCAACATTGGGCCGAAACGACGGTAGCGACGAACGGAAATGGTATCGCTGTGTCGGCGGGCGAGCAAGAGCTGTATGCCCAAATGGAAATCCTGAAGGTTTAATATGCCGTCTTCTAAAACACTCGTCCAACACGAACAGATGTTCGGTGGTATGAATCGCGGACATCGGGATCACCTTGTCGATCCGGCCCAGTGGCGCACGTCGTTTGGGATGCGACACTTCGAGACTCAGGTTCGCCAGATTGCACGGAAGAAAGAGTTGTATAGCGTGCTATCGAATCATACCTACCCGCTCAGTTTGCTCGTCAACGTGCCTAGCGGCTACGAAAACTTTGGGACGTTGGTCGGACTCACGGATTCGGGGGCTTTCCGGCTGTCGTCAACAGGGGCATCTCGGATGAACGCTCCGGATGGTTCAACCAAGCTGTTGACGGCTGACGGCCTCGTAAGAAGGTTCGGCCACGTCCTGCACAACGATCGGTTGTTCTTTGTGAATCCACTGAACAGCGTTCAAGTGACCGATGGCTCGGTCGTGCGGACGATTGAAAACAGCCCCGTCGGGCAGTATGTAGAGATGTACTTTGAGCATCTGGTTGTCGGGCGTCCGAACGGATTAGCGAATCGGTTTCAATGGAGTGGATTGTACGATTTGTCCCAGTGGACACCCGCTACGCACACGGAGGCCGACCATTTCGATTGTGTCGAGCACCAAAACGATGGCGGATACATGGGACTGACGGGTTTGCGTCGTCTTGGACCGTTGTTGTGCGTCTATACCGCGTCTGCTATTTACATCGCGCGATATGTGGGTTTGCCGAAGGTGATTGTGACGGACGCTGTCGTTCAGGATTTTGGCTCTGGCCTGCCGTGGGGGTTAGCTGCGGTGGGTCGGAGTCACTTTTTCATTGATATGCGGGAGAAGTCGTTTTTCCGGTTTGAAGGCGCAGAGGTTGTCGAAATTGGCCGGCCGATTAAGGACTTCTTTTTCGCCGACCTGACTACGGACCAGTCGTTGCAGCTTCGGACGTACACGTATATCGACTCGTTGTACAAAGAGATCCACTGGGTGTATGTGTCGACGGCGTCTGCGGGCGACTTTGATCGTGAGGTCGTTTTTAACTACAAAGCAAACACGTGGTGGACCGGCCCGGTCGAGAACATCTGGTCGTTTTCGCCTGGCACTCGGCGCAGCCGGACCATTGATGAGCTGACCGGCACAATCAACGCGTTGACCGGGACCGTGGACGGCCTCGCTGACGCCACCGACGTTGTGGGCCGCGTTTATGGTTCGCGAAACGGACGTCTGCTGCGGGACGAGACGTCGTCGGACCTGACCGCGGCCCTTTTGGAACAACCGGTGCCGTATCTCGAAACTGGAGATTTTCACTATGCTGACATTGAGAATCACAAAGAAGTCGAGTCAATGGTTATTCACTCGAAGTATGATGATGCGGCTAGTATTGACGTATTTGCTGCGGCCCGAACGAACATTGACGATTCAGTTAATCTCATGCAGCAGTCGCAGACCTGGACACCGACCTTGCCCGAACAGCGGCTTAGTATGCCACGCCTCGCCGGGCGGGTGTTTCGTTTCAAGTTCGTTCCACGAGCGAACACTGCGAGTGTGGTGACGGAGACCCGCACGAGGGGGACAGCGGGTTTTGCGCTGTTGGCACAGATTCCAGCTATTGTCGAGCCGCCACCGCCGACGGTGAGTTTGCTGTTCAGCGATACGCTGAACTCTAACCCCCCGTCGTATGCGTTTTCCGTCACTGTGCCTTCGGGATCGAATCGAGGAATGTTTATCTGGGTTCATTTCGCAAAACAACATCATATCGACCCAACGTTGGATGTGCAACTCTTCGTCGACCTGGTGGCTGCGACTCGTGTCTTCTTTGAACTCGACGAAGACAACTCGATGATCGCGGCGTTGTTTTGGGTGGCCAATCAGTCGACGGGATTGGTGAGCGTCCATTTTGACAATCCCGCCTCTGGAGGGTCGTTTTTTGCGGGCCGGGCACACATCGCGGGAGTTTGCCTGAACGGGATGCATCAGAC